GTCCATTTATGGGATGATAAATTAGGTTATCAAACATTCCCTTACAAAACATTTAATTACGCCTACGCACCGGCAGAAAGAGGTCAATCAACTGCATTAGATGGAACGAAAGTTACCAAAATCTATGAGTTCCAAAAGGATGACCCCGCATATTACGAAACTGATGTGCCGGAAACAACTCGTATCTTAGTAGATTTATATTCAGAAAGTGATATTCCATCGGAAGGACATGTGGTTATGACATTTGATATTGAGGTAGAAATGGAAAGTGGATTACCTTCAACTGAAAAAGCAGAAAATGAAATAACGGCAATTGCAATGCATGATGGTGCAACCGATACTTATTACGCTCTAATTTTAGATAAAGAGGGTAAGTTACAATCTACAATTAAAAAAGATAATAGAGTTATTAAAGCATTTAAGAGTGAAAGAGAATTACTTAATGCTTTCTTAACAATTTACGAATATATTAATCCAACAATACTTACCGGTTGGAATATAGATTTCTTTGATATTCCGTATTTATTCAATCGTTTAGTAAATGTATTAGGTAAACAGAACGCATATCGACTATCACCAATTAGAGATGGATTTTACTCACCTTACAGAAAAAAATGGACATTTGCAGGTGTATCTATTTTAGATTATATTACATTATATAAGAATTATAACTATGGATTAGAACCTTCATATACATTAAATTATATTGCAAAAAAAGAATTAGGTAGAGAAAAAATTGAATATGTAGGAAGTTTGGATGATTTATTTAGAGATGATATTGAAAAATTCATTGAATATAACATTGTGGACGTTGAGTTGGTTGTGGATATGGATAAAAAACTTCAATTCATTGATTTATGTAGAGGTATTTGTCACGCCGGACACGTTCCATATGAAGATTATGTATATTCATCAAAGTATTTAGAAGGAGCATGTTTAAACTATCTAAAGAAAAGAAATTTAGTAGCACCAAATAAACCATCAGATAGAAGGGAACAAATGGAGGCTCTAAAAGAGAGTGGTGAGCAAGGTTTCATTGGAGCATATGTAAAAGACCCGATACCAGGTAAATATGATTGGTTATATGACTTGGACTTAACATCACTATATCCTTCAATTATTATGAGTTTGAACATCTCACCTGAAACAAAGGTGGGTAAGATTGCTAATTTTGATGCAGAAGCGTTTGTTAAGGGTGATTATAGAGTATGGAATATAGAAAACACAGCCCTTAATTATACAACTGAAGAATTAAGAAAGGAATTAACGGAGGAAAATCTATCCATATCCTCAAATGGAGTTCTTTATACACAAGATAAACCAGGTCTAATTGCAGATATATTAGATGAATGGTTTTCTCAACGTGTGGAGTTCCGTAAATTAGAGAAAAAATATGGTAAAGAAGGGGATAAAGCTAAGCACGCATTTTATGCAAAAAGGCAATTAGTACAAAAAATCTTATTGAACTCTTTATATGGAGTATTAGGATTACCGGCATTTCGTTTTTATGATGTGGATAACGCAGCAGCAGTAACTACAACAGGTCAAACGGTAATTAAGAACACCGCAAAAATGGTGAATATTAAATACAATAAAGAATTAGGTACTAATGACGATTACAACATTTATATCGATACGGATTCAGTATTCTTTTCAGCACTTCCATTAGTTAAGCATCGTTTTCCTAATTGGGCAGAGTTTGATGATACAATGATGGCAGAAAAGATTGATGAAATAGCAGGTGAGGTACAAGAGTTTCTTAATAAGTTCTACGATATAATGGCAGTTAAATTCTTTAATATCAATAAACATAGATTTGAAATTAAGAAAGAGTATATCAGTAAAGCGGGTATATGGATTGCAAAGAAAAGATATGCACAATGGATAGTTGCCGCAAATGGATTACCAACGGATAAATTGGATGTAAAAGGATTGGATGTGGTTCGTTCCTCATTTCCTAAAGCATTCCAAGATTTTATGGCAAGAATGTTGAGAGATATTCTACAGGGTAAATCAAATGAAGCAGTAGATACTGAATTAGCAGAATTTAAATCATCATTAGCTAGTTTGGATGTTTCAGTAATTGCAAAAGGTGGAGCAGTAAAAGAAATTAGTAAATATGATAGAGGTGGTAAGAATAAACAATTAGGTGATTTTGAGAAGGGAACACCTGCACATATTAAAGCAGGTATCACTTACAATAGATTACTTAAACACTTTAATTGCCCTTTCAAATATGAACCAATGAAAGATGGTGATAAAATTAAATGGGTATATCTTAAACAAAACCCATTAGGATTAGATACTGCCGCATTTAAAGGTTATCAAGACCCACCTGAAATATTAGATTTTATCAAAAAATATATTGATGTAGATAGAATATTTGAAGCAGAATTAGAAAATAAAATGGATGATTTCTACAAAGCATTAGGTTGGGAAAAATCATCATTCAGTTCAAAGAAATTAGAGGAATTTTTCTCCTTTTAATTTGGTAGATTGAAAATAATTTCGTATATTAGACATATAAATAAAACATAAACAAAATGAACAAAACAAGAATTACCCGTTTTATCAGCAAATACAATTTAGCTGGATTGGTTGAATCAGTAGCTTGGACTACCGATGGACAAAAATTGAATACTCGTTTTATCGCAGATGATAAGACCGTATTAGGTGAAATCACTTTAGATAACTTTAACTTTGAACAAGCTGAGTTAGGTATCTATACAACTTCTAACTTAAATAAAATGTTATCAGTATTAGGTGATGATGTTGATTTAGAAGTTCAAAAGGTAGAGGATAAATCTATCGCATTGGGTTTAGGTACAGATGGTATTAAAGCGGCATATCAATTAGCTGATTTAAGTGTTATTCCAAATGTTCCTGAATTAAAATCATTACCACCATTTGATGTGGAGATTGATTTAGATGGTAAGTTTATTGACAAATTCATCAAAGCTAAGAACGCATTGAGTGATGTTGATACATTCACTGTCTTAACTGAAAAAGGTAATTTGAATATTGTTATGGGTTACTCAAATGTAAACTCAAACAGAATTACATTTAAAGCAGCAGATAATTATGAAACTGAGGTTAAACCTATTTCATTCTCTGCAAAGTATCTAAAAGAAATTTTAACTGCAAACAAAGAAGCAACATCTGCTAAATTGTTAGTTTCAACAAAAGGTTTAGCTCACATTCAATTCATCATTGATGATTTCGTTTGTAAGTATTATTTAGTTGAAGTTCAGTTATCTGCATAATGAATTATACAAAGAAATATTTTTACGAAAGAAGTGATTGGTTCTATGACCCGGAAATGAATCTCAAGTACGAACAAGTGCTTGAGATGTCATTCCCTGATTTCGAAAAGTGGGTAGCCAACTTTAAGAAAACTGCATTGAAACAATGGGATGAGACTGGTGCTCCTCCTAAGATTGGTGTTAATGAAGCAGAAATCATTGAGAATTTTTCTAAACTACAAGGTTATAAGATAACTAAGTTTGAGGAAAAAGATGATGATGGAAATGAAGTAATATTCAATTTCAATAAGTTTGCAACTCCAGTAAATCAATTCTTTCCTGCTATGTACAAAACTGCTATCGGTGGTAGTACATACGATAAACCAAAACCATCTATCTACGAAATATTTGCATCGGATGACTATTTAGAGTTATTCACAAAACAAATGAGAAGATTGACAAGACAAGATGGTATGTATCGTTTCTCTAAAACTCTACATAAAGATAATCCAGAGTTTCATAATTCACACTTAACAACAGGTAAGGAGTGGATTGAGAAATGGCAAAGTGGTGATAAAGCAGAGGGATTAGGATTTGCATTATCACAAGCAGATAGTAGAATACCAAGTTTACCAATTTCAGCAGATGAAGTAAGAGAATTATACAAAAGTGGTGTGTTAGAATATAAACATATCGCATCCCTAAAAACAGCAGATTGGGGTGAGAACATTGATAATTTAGTTGATTTACCTAAACAACCAATTCAAATCAGGGTGTACCCATTGGGTCAGAGAATATTTCCTGAAGCAACAGCCGCATTCCGAATTGGTATGGGTTCTCAACCAGCCGTAAACTTCCCACCATTAACAGCAAAGTATCTATACGAAAGATTTACTCAGCACATTAAAGGGCAGGATAAAATCAATATCTATGACCCTTCAAGTGGGTGGGGTGGTAGAATATTAGGAGCATTAAGTGTAGGTGATAGAAATATTCACTACATTGGAAATGACCCTAATACTGAAAACCAAATACCTGAAATAGGAAAGACTCGTTATGAATACTTAGCTGAGTTCTTTAATACACAAGTACCTGGTGTTGCAAATCCATTTTGGGGACATCAGAATACATATGAAATCTTTACAACTGGTTCAGAAATAATAGCAGAAGATCCTAGATTTCAAAAGTATAAAGGACAATTAGATTTTGTATTTACTTCTCCACCATACTTTGATAGAGAAAGATATTCAGATGATGATACACAATCATTTAAGAAATTCAATTCGTATGAAAGTTGGAGAGATGGTTTCTTAAGACCTACACTTACAACTGCATTTGAATATCTTAAAAATGATAGATACATTTGTTGGAACATTGCAGATATTAAAGTGGGTAAAGATAAGTGGTTTACTTTAGAACAAGATAGTATTGATATTCTTACAGAGTTAGGAATGGAATACAAAGGTAAATTGAGAATGACAATGAGTCCAATGACAGGTGTAGATTTAAGTGGTGTGAAGAACTCTATGAAATTAGATGGAACTTCATACAAATACGAACCAATTTTTATATTTTATAAACCATAATACAATGAAATTCGGAATGTTTAATTACGATTTGAAAGTTAATATTAAGAAATTAAGTGAGAATGCAGTTATTCCAAAATACGCAAAAGCAGGTGATGCTGGGTTAGATTTTGTAGCAACTAAAATAATAAATGAAACGTATTATTCAATCACATACGGAACGGATATTGCAGTAGAAATACCAGAGAATTATGTAGGATTAGTATATCCACGTTCATCTATCAGAAATACAGAATTGAGTTTAAGTAATTCAGTTGGTGTAATTGATAGTGGATATAGAGGTGAATTACAAGCTACATTTAGAAAAATACAAGGAGAAGGTTCTGACAAATATAATGTTGGTGATAAAATATTTCAAATGATTATCGTACCTTATCCAAACGTAGAATTTATTGAAGTAAACGAATTAACAACTACCGAAAGAGGTGAAGGTGGATTCGGTTCAACTGGAAAATAATATGATTTATTTACATGATGATTTACATGGGCATGTATATAGAGCATTATTCTATAATACACAATACTGGGATGACTATTCTAAAATTTTAGTTTTAGAGCCATCACATGAAATAGGTCACCAATTACGCTCTAATTTAGAAGAATTTAAAAACAATTTTTTTAAAAATTTAGGAATCACATATGATCCAGATTATAAATACTTTGATAATCCGGGGGTACATATAATTGCAAATTCTTTAAATAAAGTACATAATAGAATTGCAAATAAAGGAAATGATTTTAAGTTTTATATATTTGATACTGCTAATTTAGAACCATATAACATATTTGATGGTTATCCGCATATAAGAGATAAATCTAATTGTATTTTTTTTACTACACTTAGAATTGAAGAATCAAACAAAAAATTTGATTTTGGATATATTCTTAGAGCATTTATGGCAAATAAAATCATATTTTCACATTTCCATCATAATGATTTATTTAAAAAGTTAAAAAAAGAATATAGATTAGATTTATGTATACGAAATTTTGCAGATAAAGATGAAAGAATTGAATTATTTCGTTCATTATTAAACTATGAACATCCTAAAATTTATCTTAGATTAAGCGATTATTATGTAAATAGAATGAATTATCTATATACATTTGCAACAGAACATAATGATCAGGATAGACTAAGAACATATGAATTTGAATTTGAAACCCTAAAAAGATTAGGAAATTCAGTAGCAAATACACATCCATTGATTATAGGAAATCAACAACATAGCAGTTCTGAAAAATTAAATGATGTAACAATTTCATCTGATATTCAAATATTATTTGAGTCAAATATAAATGAACATTATCTTAACAATGAAAAAAGATTTTGTAATATTACCGAAAAAACAATAGATGATTTACTAGTTGAAAAGCCATTTATTATATGTGATAAAGTTACATATGATTTTTTACAACATATGGGATTTGAAACATATGAAAATGAATTGAATATAAATTATACTGATTTATGGAGTGAGGAAAGATTTATAATCAAAAAACTTAAAGATATTGTATTAAGAATTGCAGATATGGATGAAAATGAATATCAATTAATGTTAGATAAATGTAAAATAGTAGCACAGAAAAATAGAGCTAAATGTTTGGAATATATAGAAAATAATACTATCTTAGAGGATATAATAAACAATAAAATATAAATTATGAGTTTCTTTGAACAAGACAAATCAACAAAACAAGAAAATACATTGTGGGTAGAAAAATATAGACCACAAACATTAAAAGATTATATAGGAAACGATTTACTTAAAGAAAAAGTACAATCTTATTTAGATAATAATGATGTTCCACACTTACTTCTTTATGGTAAAGCAGGTACAGGTAAAACAACATTGGCAAAAATCATAGCAAACACAATTGAATGTGATTATATGGTAATAAATGCATCAGATGAAAACAATGTTGAGACAGTACGAAATAAAGTAAAGAATTTTGCAAGTGGTGCAGGTTTCAAAGGATTCAAAATCATTATATTAGATGAGTTTGATTATATGACACCAAACGCACAGGCAATCCTTCGTAACTTAATGGAAACATTCAGTAGACATACTAGATTTATTCTAACTTGTAACTACCATGAAAAAATTATCGAACCAATTTTATCCCGTTGTCAAACTTTTGCAGTAAATCCACCTTCTAAAAAAGAAGTGGCTGTACATGTAACTGATATCCTAACAAAAGAGGGTATTAAGTATGACATAAAAGATGTAGCAGATATTATTAGTAGTTTTTATCCAGATATTAGAAGAATTATGAATACCTGCCAATTACAATCATCTAAAGGTGAATTAAAGGTAGATAGACAAACTATATTGCAAGCAGATTTCAAAAATAAAATTGTAGATATTTTGGCAAGTGGTGATGAAAAACGAAATGCATATGGACAAATTAGACAATTGGTGGGGGACAATAAAGTAAATGATTTTGCAGAACTTTATTCAGCATTATATGAAAGATTAGATGATTATGCAAATGGAAATACAGCAAATGTAATCTTAGAATTATCACAAGGACAATTTAGAGATGCATTGGTTATAGATAAAGAAATATGTTTTATGGCAACAATTATAGCAATTATTAACATTATAAAATAAAGAATATGAATAAAGAGTTTCAATTAGCAAAACCAATTGGAGATAGATTATTATTAGAGATTGAAGTTACTGAAAAAACAATTGGTGGTATTATTATCCCAGATTCAGTAAAAACAGGTGATAACAAAATTGCAAAAGTAGTAGCAACGGGTGACGGGGTTTATACACAGGGTGGTGTTAAAGTTCCTATGACAGTAAAGGTAGGTGATAAAGTATTATTACCAACAAGTGAAATGGCAGTACAAAAGATTAAGTTAGGAGATAAGGACTACTTTATGTGTAGAGAAATGGACTTATTATTAGTAATTAGATAAAACATATATTATGCAACCAATGGATTTAAGCAAGTTAGGGCAATCACAACAAGCACCAGCAGATTTAAGTAAAACAACCGCAATTGAATGTAAATGTGGAGGACAATTCTTTTCACCTGGATTACATTTTAGAAAAGAAAGTGCATTAGCAAGTGCAAGTGGAAAGGAACAAGTTATTCCAGTAGAAATTTATTTATGTATTGATTGTGGTGAAGTATTAGAAGATTTATTACCAAAAGAATTAAGACCAGATAATGGCGAAAACTAAAAAAGAAATAAAAGAAGTTACAGCAAAGAGATTGGGTTTATTTGACCATATCTCAGCTGTAACTGAATATCAAGACCCAAATTATTGGAAAAATATTTCTGATGATGATAAAAAAACGTTTGGCAATTTTATTATTCAGAGGTATCTATCAATGAACCCAGATTGGATAGAATGGATAGCAGATGTTCAGCCATATATTCAATCTTTACCTAATGAATATTTTTATCGTTTTTTTATTGATATGATTCCACCTAAAAAATATTATTTAAAATATATTAAAGGTAGAAAAGCAAATGATTACGAAGATTGGATAGTTGATTTAATTGTTAAAGAATATAAATGTTCAACAAAAGAAGCAAATGATTATTTGGAAATTTTATATTCAACTAAAAATGGTAGAGAACAAATTCTTAATATTTGCAACAAATATGGTATCGAAAAGAAATTGATAACATCCTTAAAATTAAAAATCTGATAATAATCATATGTTCCTTTATACTTATATAGGTAAAAGGAGTTAACATATGAAAGCAAAGTTATTAAAAATTGATTGGAAACACTATTTTGAAATAGGTATCCTTAGTTTATTTGGTGCATGGGTTATATTTGCACTATGTTTTTCATTATATGCAGTTGGTTTGCATTTTTTTGGTGGGGAAGGCCAAGAACAATCATTAGCAAATCAATTTAGCTGGAAATTTGATGGAACATTCAAAAATAGTCCAGGTAACATTTGGTATAATGCAGATGAACAAATTTGGGTAGAAAGTGTAACTAACGAAGTTAAAATAGGTAAGTTAGCTGGTAATAGAAAATTAGAATTTGGTGTTAAGAATATTTTAGAAGAATATTTACAAGATAAGGGATATAATTTATCTCCAAATGCACCAAACAAATTATCAGTTCAAATCATCTTTTTAGATGTTTTAAATACAAAGAAAAATATTTCCGTTTTACATAGTGGTGAAGCGGAAGTTGTTATCCGTTTGAGAGGTGTATTAAAATCTCAAGGTAAAAAGGATAAGGTAGTTATAGTAGAAGAGTCCTCATCTGAAATTTCAATGAGCACATTGATAGTTGACGAAGGTGGTAGTTTCAATCAAACAAGTTTAAGTAATGCACTTAAAAAAGGTTGTGACAAGCTAATCACAAAACTATCGGAGAAATAAATGAAAAAATTATTAGGATTGGTAGGGGTATTTTTATTAATATCTATATCATCATTTAGTCAATTAGTAATTAACCAATCATACTCACCATCAACTAATTTGAAAGTTGGTGATACCATTACGGTAACTTATAATGTGAGTGGTGTATCCAGAGCAAGATATGTGTGGTTGAGATACCAATACAATTCAACAGCAATGAGTATGGTATCTAACAGCACGACATTTGGACAAGGTAACTCTACTCAAACATATTTTTATGAGTGGACAAATTATATATTCAATCCAAACGCAAATTCAGCAACAACTGATTTGTATGGACAATATGGACATACTCCTTGGAATTATGTATCAACAACTGGAAACAATGTTGGACAATTGACAGTTCAAAGAACGGATAAAGCAATTACAGGAACATTAGCAACTCAAAAATTTGTATTAAAAGATATCGCTTCTTATTCAAATGTTCACAAATTGGATTTAGCATATGCGTTGGATAGTGCAACTGGAGCAAACATATCAAGTGTAACAACAACACAATCTACACTTTCATTAGGAACTGTCACAGGAGCAACATCGGCATTTACTATTAAAGTATTATATCCATCAACATATACAAATATTAATCAACACAATGTTCAATTGATGCATGTTAAAGCAGATGGTAGTATTGATTGGACTCAACAACCAATTAAAGTAGGTTCATTGGATGCAAGTGGTATGGTAACATTCACATCTGGTATTAAAGTGGGTGATAGTGTTGGTGTATTTATTACTCCAGCTTATCAAAAAACATTTATGGATAATATTGTGACTGTTGCAGATGCATATAAAGCATTCTTAGGCATTTCACAAACCGATATTACCGGTGCACAAACATATTGGACATATCCTAAATTGGAAAAAATGATTGGTATGGTTGGTAAAGGTGATACTGCATTTACTGAAAAAGACCCTTATTATTTATTTGCATATGTAATGGGGCAAGATATGAGTTCAGTAGCAAATATCCCGACATCAACTGCAACAAATATAGCATGGCATAGTGGATTATTAAATCAAAGTTGGTTAGATGGCACACCTACTTATAGAATTTATGTAACTTCACCAAATCAAACAGTCAACGCAGTATATGCATGGGGTGGTGATATGGCATTTAATGAATCTCCATCACCGGCACAAATTAATGTAAGTATTAATAATGGTGTTTATACAAATTCTGATAAAGTAATACCAACAGCTTCCGCTACAATTAAATCATTTGCAATAGCATCTAATGCAACATTGGCATACGAACCAGCTCCATTAGATACCGCAAACTTAAACATCAATTCATCAATTGTAAATGGTAAAGTAATCTTAACTGCAAATTTAACAAAACAAAACTTAGCAGGTTTACAAGTTATTATGAATTATGATTCTACTAAATTGAGTTTAGATAATGTAACATTTGATGCAGGAAGCACGATAACAAACTTCTCAACTCACAATAACGGAAGATTAACATTTGGTTCAATTGACCAAATTAAAACTGCTAGAATTAAAACAGGAACTCCGTATACATTAACATTTACACCAAAAGTTCCTTTATCAAATACAGCAGGTTTATTTTTCTTTGTACTAGCCGATGCAGTTGATGCAAGTGGTAATAAAATTAACCTGAATATTGAGTAATGAAGAAACTACTTCTTATATTATTTTTATTAATTAGTTCAATAATAACCTACTCTCAAGGAGTGGGTTATTTGAATTATACGGTCTATAATATTATTAGTAATGGAGCAGGCCAATATGCTAATAATGCAAATGATTTTGTTAATATGTTTGATGTTACAAAGGGTGCAACGATTTATGCAAGTGGAACATCAACAGCAGCAAAAACATTATATTTCAATGGTAGTTGGCAACCTTCTGGACTTCCCAATGGGGCCAATTATACTGGTATTAAAATAACTGGATATTTTGTCCCAAAAGAAACGGGAACATACATATTTGGTATTGATGGAGATGATGGTGTAGATTTTTCTTTGAATGGAAATGTTGTAATATCTTATTATGGACCACATGGATTTGGTGGTTATAGATATGGTTCGGTAAATTTAGTCGCAGGTCAATCTTATACCTTTATGGCAAGATTTGAAAACTGGGGTGGTGGATGGGGTATGTATTTAGTTTGGAAAAGACCTTCACAAACAACATACACAACTCAAGGAGATGAAGTATATTCAACTCCACCTGCATCACCAACTAAAAAGGGATTGGTTGATTTTAATTTCAATACAAATATAGATGCAACTAAATTTTCAGTAGGAAATACATTGAGTTCAACAGGTACGGTTGATATTACAAATCAATTAGATAGTAATAAAATTGTAAATGGATATAAAGCAGGAATTACCGCCGGACAAACCGAATGGAGTTATGTGAATATATCTAATGGAACAACAACTCTTTATATAGATTTAAGAGAATTTGGCAACACAACACCATCGACAGTTAATAGTGTTTCAATATTGGATGTATATAATGGACCGGTAACATATCAAAGTAGTGATATCTATTGGGCACATTATACTATTCCATCAACACTACCAAAAGTAACAGATGGTAGTTCAACATATAATTCAAATATAAGAAATGCAGGATATAGTAATTATGCATTCTCTTGTAATGTAGGATTTACAGCAAATCAAATCTACAAACCACAAACAATATCGGTATCAACTACAAACAATTTAACAACATTATATAATAGCATTGTAACGGTTTCGGATGTGTATTTGGCATTTAAAGAAGTAGCAAATGTTGGTTTATTTGGTAATCAAAGTGGAAATGAATTTACATATGGTATTCAATATCAAAATGCGGATATTAATAATGATGGTATATTCAATGAAACAGATTGTTTTTTATTATTACAAAATTTGACAGGTGCAAAACCATTAGTAGATACATTCAATTTAAATAAAACATTAAGAATTATACCACAATCAACATACGATATGATTGGTAAATCTAATTGGAATGGATTTACATTACCATTGGGTAGTTCATATACATTTGATATAAACACAGGTAAATCAACCGATACATTAAATTTGGCAGTAGCATGGAAAGGTGATGTAAACTTATCACATTCAACAACACCTATATCGAATAGTTATACAACAATGGCATTAAAATCAACGAGTATTACCAATCAAATCAATGCATCTATCTTAACTGAAATGGTGGGTGATAGTATTTACGCATATATTACCATAGATCCATTGA